TTATTACTTGAATCTCTCCTGTTATTGACATCCTATACCCCTAAAAATGGTTCACAAATCTTGTTAGGCCGCAGGTTGGTTAAACGTTCCCGTAGATACGGTTATCGGCGCGTCTACCGCTACAGTCAAAGTGGACAATCTCAACTGATTAGTGCCTACACCACACAACCCATCATACCTCTTGGCGGTGGTGGACGCCCCGGTAGTATAGCTGTTATCGTAATGCCGATACCATCCAGCGGTTCCTGCAGCAAGCCCAAGTCCCTGCCACGTCTCCCCGGACTCAATCCCACTGGTACCGCTTGCTGCAGCACCGATATTGAGTCCATTGGTTGGTGACCCTGGAGTAAATGCACCGGCTCCGTTCGTAATCCTTACGAGCAACGTGCCTGTTTCTGCGTCATCTGCACTGGCTGGCTGGCTTCCGGTGCGTAGCTCTATGACACCATTTCGCAGCAGCTCATCAATCGACCCACCTCCGGTACCGGCGCCGATCACAACAGGGTCGCCAGCGGCTTCTGTGGACAGCGTGCCGGCAGCTACTTCCAAATATCCAGCTGCTACAGCCAAAACCTTCACACCGGTGATGTTGTTGCTGGTGGATCCGACAACTGAGATGTATTGCCCTGCCACGTATCCGGCAGTCACAAAACCGCTAGCTGAATCAGCTATTCGATCTGCACCTCCGGTACCGGTGCCGTCCTCAAACGATATGGTTGTGTTGTAATACAACGCGGTAGCGTAGCTGTTGTTTGACATGTGAGCGTTTCGCAGCCCTGTGCTGAATCTGATCATAAGTTTACTCCTCTGGCTAAGGGTGAATCATTACTATATATCTATTCCCCAAGACTGCGGCAGAGCCTCTATTTCCTGAAGGAATTATGAGTTTGTTTTTTGTCACAACTTTCAGTTCTCCGGAATCGGTTCCAATACAAATGCCTTGATTTGTGGTAAATATTGCAGCATCTGTCAGCTCAGAAAAGTCTCCCGGTATTTTTGCATCCGTCCCCTCAATCACGCCGAAACTGGCCTTAATCTCTCTTCTCGACTGATCCCACTGCTGTCCTCGTAAGAACAGTATTTGATGTGTGGTCCCAACCCATAGCCCTTGCGATGTGCTATGCATCATTGTGATTTTATTGGGCAATAACCTAACCCCTCCATGGAGATCAAAAACCCCGTACAGTGACGGTTCGGACGCGAAGATAACATTTTCTTTTGCTACCAGCATTCTGGCCGCAAACCACCCAAGCAGGTTACCTGATGGTGGGTCAGACAATGTTCTACGATCATCTCCAGGTGCTTCGTAATCTCCTTTTGACCATGTGTAGTTTTTCCCTTCAAACACAAATCCTCGTTCGAGCCCATTCATGTAGTAAATCCGTCCGGCTACTGGAGCATACACCATCTGCCGATCAGTGGTCAAATCACTTCTGATAGCTATCTTGCTCCCTCCAGGAGTAAGTTGGTACAAGGTGCTCCCACTCACATAAAGGCATACATCTCCATAGCTAAACCCATACTTTGCGTTATCACTATTTATCGGTGTCCGCCCCAATCTCCTGCTCGGCCTGCCAGAGCTGTCGATATCAACATCTACCGCCTGGGCCAGTTCTGTCTCTCCGGTCCTGAAATCAAAGCTGAGCATCGCAGGATCAACTGCATTATTCAGCCCAGAAGTCGTAGAGAGTATGCGTGTAAACTTTGGCTTAGCCATCTCTACACCACATACGTCTGATTTGGTTCAACATACAACTCATTGCCCATAATGCGATCTAAAGCTATTCGCCCATTGGCAACATATTCGAGAAAATTTTTCTTGTGTCTGGCTGCCGCATTAGGATCGTAGATCTCCATATCGTCATTCGACAACGCCTTATGTGCTGCCCACTCTATGCAAGCCCATTGAAACCTGGACGGTATTTCAGGAGCTGCTCCGGTGTCAGCTAGATAATTTCTACTATATCTCCAGACATCAAGTATGTACGTATCGCCAGCGTTGTCGGTAGTTGGGGTCGGGTAAAGACTTACTTTCCCAGTTTCGCGTCCCGTTGTCCAGTAAACTGGAGTACTGGACACTACAGTGGTTGGCCATCTTCCAGAAACAAGCTTTTTAAGCTGGCGTGTGCCGTCCCAAACTTTTTCGAGCTTTATTACCCTGTCACTCAAGGCATAATCAGCTTGGTCGGCAATCAGCGTTATCGTGTAATTGGTCTTGTCTGAAAAATACCCAGTCTCCTCACAGAATTTATCCTGACCTTCGGCCAAGTAATTCAGCAAGGCTCTCTCGCCCCACATCCCGTCTTGGTCGGAATCATGGAGTACTTCTTTCAGTTCTGCCAACAGTTCTGCACGGGTCATCTTGCTTGTCCTTATCTACGAATGTATTTCCCAGAATCGATAAGCTGCCACGGGAGTGCCGATTTGTCGTACGAGATCAATTTGTTTTTGCGCCCACCTTGCGCCGGGTCAGGCACACTTCTGTACTGAGTGCTCACTGCGTCTCGCAAACTATGTACAACTGAGGGCGGAACTTTGACAGCCACCCCTCGCTGAATCTGCAAGTCATGCTGGAATGGAGCACCATTATTTTTTGTCCCGGAAGTAGTGATAAATTCGAAATTGCTTTTACCCTCTTCGAAATCGATAAAGATGGTGGGCCAGTTTTTGCGATCATCCTCCGGATCGATCTGCGGCTTCTCTCGAGCTGCAGGCTCAGTATCTGCTGCACTCATGTCAAGGGAGATATTGAAATCCCCCAACAAATCATCTTTTACGGCCAAAGTTTCAGGCATGGTTTCCCTCCATTGTGGTTATTCTTTTGACGCTTTTTCGAATGCTTCCGCAAACTGATCTTCAGAAGAGTACTCCTTAGACAACAGCGGAATCAATTCCTTAATTTTTGTAGTTAGTTCGGACTCGTCTTTCACAACATATTGCTGCTCAGCACTGCGCTCAAATACGTCACCGTCCTTATCCTCTTTCGGCTTCAGCGGTACGTGACATTCTATTACAAACCCATTGGTCGCTTTGCTCACGCTCAACAATCTGCTCATATACATGATTTCTTCTCCTTTGTAGAGTTCACTAAAAGGAAGAGGCCCAGTTAAGTGTCTCTTCCTTTCGATCAAATCTACAGGACATTATGCAGTCGAACCTACGTTAATCCAAGTCAACGTAATGGTGCCGGTAAATGTGGCGGTCCCTGCGGTGTGTGTAGCGTCGTCGTCAATGACGAAGTTCAAATAAACATCAACCGCCGTAGAAGACCCATCGTGCCACCTGGCTCCGCTCTCAGTCAAAGCCGTGGCAACAGATGTGCCCTTGGCGATGCCGATTTTATCCGAAGCACCGGCTGACACTGCTACGGATTGTAATATGTCTGCCTCGGTACCGGTCAACGTAGCTCCGGTTGTAGCGGTAGCAGTTCCCAGTGCTACATCGCCGTCCCAGTTGTCAATGATGGTGCCGGTGACTCCGGCGGTAAGTGCTCCATTTACTGTAGCGGCGAGAATGGCCAAGGCTGCAGCGGGGCAATCATAGATTTTAACCCCGCCGTACTGGGCTACCCCAGCATCATCACTGATGGTTATCGGAGTGGCAGCGCAAGTAATTACTGTTTGGTGAATTACACCGTCGCCTTTTTCTTCTACAGTCACTGTGGAGCCGTTGCCGGCCCCGTTGCCTTGAGTGGATCTAATCGATCCACTGATTACTGGGTTGACTAGAACCGGCCCAGCAGCCCCACTACTTCCGGGACTCTCAATACGTTCAGCAATCACTCGCTGACATCGTACAGTGTCGAATCTTGGACTTGCCATGTGTATTGCCTCCTGCTGTTACCGGTAAGCAACCCAACGAATTACGTCGGATGCGGTATCGCCGATACCGGTGCCGACAGTGAAACCATCACCAGTGAGGGTGATACCCCCGGAAGTAATAATGGAGTTTTGAGTTGTATCGTGGTTGGCGGTTTTGTATGCGTACGCATCTGTCTGGCCGTAGATATGCTCGTACCTTGCCAGATCGGTCTCATTCCACACTTCCACTTTTCTGGGCTTAAACCCAAGAGTAATGGTTGTAGCCACCGGAGTGGCTGCGACAGTGTAAGTGCCGCTATTGCTAGAATTTCTGTCCATGTCTATCCTCCAAGAATAATCCTTGTTTGGTTACTTTGCCAGCCAGCTATTACGCCAGCTCGGGTACTGCCACCTCTACGCGAACCATCCACGCCTGATTGAGGATGACCGCTACGAAATAGGTTTTCCAGCCTATTGTGCCTCGTTGACCAATGGGATCACCGCCTCTCGGAGTGTTTGGTCGCAGGACGGAAGGAGTAATAGCATTCGCTCCTTTCAGCGAAACGCAGCCGAATGCATCAGCTCCCAAGTAAATTACCGGATAGACATCTGCACTCGTACCGGTAGTACTGATCATTGCCGTACCAGAACCGGCGTACGCTCCACCAGCATCGGCCCATGCAGTGATTACGGTGGAGGCAACATATCGAACACCTTCGCAGGATCCGATCTCGCCGGGGAACGATTTCCCGCCTGCGTAATCCACGACGTCTTTGAAATTGGGGAGCCCGCGTACAGTGGTTTCAAGATCCACATGTACCAGCGCTACGAAGCATGGAGGTACTGCCTCAG